CGCTGCCCAGTGTGACGCCCAAGTGAAAGCGTTACAGGATTTAGCGAAGCGTGAAAGAGAGCTTCTACGAACAAGCAGAGCAGCGACTCCAGCCGGAGGTGAGTAGCTTGTACCGAGACCCCTTTTCTCGGGATAACACCGGCCGTCCAGGCCACTCTGCCCACTCCACAGGGTGGCTTGGGCACCTATAACCCCCAACAGGAAGCAAGATCATGGCAAATGCACTCTACGACAAAGCCCGCGAGCGGTTCCTGCTTGCGCAGTTCAACTGGACCACGGACACGATCAAAGCGGTATTGGTCGATACCGGAGTATATACTCCGAATTTGAGCGCGAACGAGTTCCTGGCTGACATCGGCGCAGGCGCACGTATTTCGACGTCTGGCGCTTTTACGGGCAAAACCACGTCGGGCGGCGCTGCAGATGCCGCGGACATCACGTTCACGTCGGTGACTGGGGCTTCGATCGAGGCCATCGTCATCTACCGCGATACGAGCGTTGAAGGGACGAGTCCGCTCATTGCGTACATCGATACGGCGACGGGACTGCCGATCACACCCAATGGGGGCGATATCATAGTGACCTGGGACAACGGCCCGAACAGAATCTTCAAGCTCTGAGGTCGGTATGGGCAAGCGCATAACGTCGAGGGTGTTCAAAGCAGCCGCTGCTATGGCGGCGGCTGAGGCAGACGCTTGGGTCGAAGAGGTCCATGATCTACTTACTGAAGTAGGCGGGGTTGTGCAGACGGCGGATACTGGCCAGATACCTGACCCGCCTGCACTCAGCGCGCCGACCACTGGGACGAACACGGTCACTCAGTTAGGGTACCGGGTGTACCGGTTTGACGACGGTCTGCAGAGTACGGACCCTGTTTTTGTGCGTGTGAACTGGGCTGTGCGAGTGTCGTCAACGGCAGGTCACCACTATCCAATCCTGCAGTTTATTGTGGGAGAATCCACAGACGGCGCAGGTGAGTTGGGAGGCGGACGGTATGATTCACCTGTCTGGGCCACTTCCATCAGCGGCGCATGGTCGCTCACAGGAGCTGCGCGTAGCTCTTACGCGTATGGGTCGGACTTAGGCTTCTGGATAGTCAATCAGGACGCCTACTTCCCCAGGGATACAGGCCCTAGCAGTGCGGAATACAATTCACTGCGAGATATTCCTGTTGCGGCCTTTGGGGTGTTCCGACACACGTCCGCAGCAGGGGTGCCTATTGGCGGGGGCTACATCACGTGGGAGATGGCTCACGCGGACTTCGAGAGCAGCGGCAAACTCTGGAACACAGGTGAAGTACAGCGGTCACATAATCAGCTTGGTGCGGCGGCATCGGGGGACGACGGGAACGCCTTCGCCGTTTCGAGAATGGGTACGCTCGTGAGTCTAGGTGGGTTGCCTCTGACATATCCACTCATGCAGGCGACAGACGAGGGGTTTTACCCCCACCCTGCGGCAGTAGCTATCAGAACGGCGTCATTTACGCCGCTCGACACGCTCACGTCAGGGTTCCTCACCGATGGAGCGCATACGTATATCAGTTTCGGGGATGCTTTTGGCAAGGCTGTACAAAGCGTGTTTGCCGCCGGTAGCTCGCCTACTTGCGCCGCGTTGATATGGGAGGGGGCGGACGTATGACCGCTGTCGACACACACCCTGTCGATGTCCGCCCGCGAGTAGACCCACGGGCACCTATCCGCGCCTGTGGGGGCGTGGCCTTGCGGACTGGAGTCCTGCGCGTCGCGGGCCAAGCCCCGGACGGCTTGGTGAAAGTGAATACCGTACCTGTCTCACGCCCTGTGTGGGTGCTGGACCATGCCTCAGGCGCGGTGCTCGCGACCACTATGAGCGCAGCAGACGGCACCTGGGAGGTTCGGGGCCTCCCAGCTCGCGAAGTAAGCGTTTGGTTCCGTGGCGAGGACGGGGAGCTTGACGTCATTGTCCCCCGCGGAATGGCAGTGCCGTGAGCCTGCCCGCTGCCGATACTCTCCAGATCGGCGCGGATCTCACCAGCCCCTACATCCCCCCCGCAGGGCTGCAGATCGGTGCAGACCTTGGATCAGAGACGCCTGCGAGCCGAACGCTCGCCTTCGATGGCGGCGACTTCGCTGAGTTCGGTAACAATCACGTCCCGATCATCCGCGTGGCTGGTTACGACGCGACGGAGTGGGGCGAGACGCTTGTCGAGGAGATGGTGCCGCAGACCATCGGCTTCAGCGGACTGACCTACACACGATTCGGAGCTGTAGATAACCTCAACCCGAAGTTCTGGGTGTCGAACTGGTGGCAGGTCCCTGCGATGGTCGGGGCAGAGTATGAGGCGTTCGGACTCACATGGGTCAGCGCGTCACCCCGGTATCTGGAGATGGTCGGCTCTCTGACGGCCATGATCCCCAACAATGTGGTGGGTGGTGACCGCGACCTCCCCATGGTCGGACTGGACCTGACGGAGTACGGCGCAACCGCGGTTGCTTTGCGCACGATCTTCCCGGTGTCGATCCCGTCTGATGCCCGCTTTGGCTTTCTCGGCGTCGAGTACGGCACGCGCGAGGTTCGTGTGCGTGCGGAGGACCTTGCGCAGTATGGCCTGAACGCCACGGTCGAGCACAGGACTCGATATGTCGAGATGCAGACGCACCACTGCCCCCCAGCGGGGGGGTTCCCATGCAACCCTGACTGGGGGCGCCCCACCGTAGCCAACCTCAGCCGGGAGATCACACCCCAAGCTGAGATCATGACGCAGATCTCTTACTTCCCCCTCCACGTAGAGAACGGGGCGCGGGCGATCGCGTTCGGGGGCGTCGACTTCACTGAGTTCGCGAACAGCACTTACCTGCCCATGGTGAGCCACCTGCACCGTGAGGTGTACCCGGCAGGGTGGGAGTCGGCCAGATACCCCAAATCACGAGACGTCTACGTCGCGAACACAGGGCTCGGCGTCCAGTCTGGGAGCTACGATGCACTCGAGAGCGGGACGGCCAGCGTTGACCAGACGATATTTGTGAGGCCTTGGAGCCCTACGATGACGCAGTTCGGGAACCCGTCGATGGAGCGGGCGCCGATCATGGTGTGGCTGCGGACGCTGCGCCTTGTGTCGTTCGGCAACCCGGTCATCAACAACCGCGAGCATGTGGTCGCGCCGGAGTCGCTTGAGTACACCGGGTTCGGCGTCCCTGACTGGAGAGGCCCGCCGGTACCCCGGCTGCGGCCGTACTGGCCGTGGGTAGGGTTTCAGGACCTTGAGAACATCCCCACGTTCGCGGTGGAATCGAGCACGCGTGAGCCGCGGCTCAAAGGGCGTGTCGGGATTGAGTACGGGGCCATGGACGTCCGGTCCAGCATCTGGGACGTGAAGCCGCCGGGGCTGGCTTCAGAGGCGCGGTTTGGTGACACTGTGGTCGTCAACGCGGATCGGACGTACCAAGTCACTCTTGGAGTAGTCACTCGGTTCGGAGGGCTCAAGGTGAGCACTCCTCCGGTCGAGGAGCCGATCACTGACCGTGAGCTGCGGATGGTAGGGATACCGCCTCCGTTGAGCAGGTTCGGCAGCCACTTGATAGGGGACCTGTCAATCACGTTTGAGGGGGAGCTGTATCCCGGATTCGGTGTCGCGCAAGTCGTCGCGATGGGCTTCACATTCGACGCGCAGTCGCACCCCAAAAACTCGGGGTGGACGGTGTATGGCAGGCACGCGGTGAGAGGTGGCGTCCAGCGCGTCGAGTTTGAGGGGATGCCGTCTAGGGTGGAGCTACCAAAGTTCGCGCTGACACCCCATACGCTGTGGATGACGCACGACACGCCGCAGCAGGCCGTAGTGAACCATGGCGGGCCTCGGTGGTGTGACGTGGACATGTGCGGGATCATCGGCCAGTATCGGGCGCATATGTTTGGCAACGCGACGGTGGTCACCGAGTCGACAGGGGTGCTGCGGTTCCCAGACAACCCGGTCGTGAAGTTTGGCACGACCGTAGTCAGCAGCTCGTTGCGTAGAATCTACCCTGACTCGCTGAACGCGTTCCGCACGGGGTTTCCGACAGTTGGGCTGGCTCAGCCGCGGACTATCCGCCATAGGGCAGGGGCGGCTGACCCTACAATGTGGGGGCCGTTCACGGTCACGGACACAGGCCCGCGGTACGCGGACTTCAGTGAGGTGACGTTCACTGTGACGGGGCTGGCTAACGTGATGAGTCGGCCTCACGACGTCATCATCGGAGGCACAGCCCAGACCGTCTACGGGCAGAATTACCCGATGGTCCACTTTCCCCGGCTGATCGAGGTGATGCCTACCGTGGTGCTGGAGTACGGTACCCAGTGGGTGTCGAACTTCTTGCGGTATCCTGAAGTGGAGGGTAGCGACCAGCTACGTATCCGCTGGACCCGGTTCCCTCAGCGCATGCGCGTGAAGCTGCACACCCGGTATGTGCGGGCCACGGTACGCAACACGTTCACACGCATCGGGCAGGCGACGGTAGGTAACGCATGAAGGCCACAATCTCATATGAGCGCTACGAGCCGGGACCTGACATCATCGTGGGGGCGCTGCGGTTCGCTGATTCGGTGCGGCGGGCGAAAGATGTCGTGGGGTTGTCTCAACTGCAGCGGAGCACGCTACTCGCCGACGGCACTCAGGTCTATGTGGTGGATCTGGACTACGTGCGCCGCGTCCATATCATCCCGCCGTACCTTCAGAGGGAGGAGGCGTCTGACGAGATCCCTGATGAAGTCAGGGTGTCCGAGGATGTTGAGAACATCACCATCGCGGGGGTGCTATCCGGCGCGATGACAGGCACATTCATCGAGCGCAGAGTCATCATCTGGCAAGGGGAGGAGGTCGAGGCGGACGCGATTCTCGGCGACCTGTTTGAGCTCACGGAGGAGTCGGCTGCGCGGATGACTATAGACGAGGCGTCGCACAAGCTGGCGATTCCTGAGTGGGAGGGGTATACGTTCCCTGCGCCTGACGAGGGGAGGGCGGCGCAGTTCCGCAGAATCTACCCCAGTAACTTCACAGGTGCGATGGCGTCGCTGGTGCAGCTGCTGCTGGGCATAGGGCGCGGCGTGGTGCCTGACATCGAGGAGCGGTGGGTGAAGGAGAACGAGGAGAACGACGCCGAACCACTGGTCGCGGACCCGGCGGACAGTAGCGATTTCTTCGACCCCACTCACGAGGTGCAGCTCCGGTACGACTGGCGGTGGGCGCGGACTCACGGGGTGGTGCAGGGGAGCGACGGGAGGGGTTATCTGGTCGAGCTCGGCAACCGCGGCGTCTCTGTGATGCCTGTGCCGATCGATGCGTTTTCGCGCAAAAGTGTCGACAACGTGCAGGTAGTGCGCCAGCGGTACGAGGAGGTCTACCCGTGGATGGCGCAGGAGACCCCATTCTTCGAGACGATGGCGGTATTCGACGCGCTTGGGGGCTTCCCCACGGGCGACTCATTCCCTGACGTCCCGGCCGATCTGGACCGCCTGCACCGGTCGGGGCTGGTGTTCCGTCAGCCTGACGCACTAGAGGACTTCTACAACGAAGGAGCCAGATACTTCTCGTCTGACTGGGGGTGGGCGTTCGACCCTGTCGCACCGCAGGCCGCGAACACCATGTGGCGGATGGTGGGCGGGCGGAAGTGGGCGTACTGCCACCAAGTTCAGTTCGAGATCACAGGCAACGTGGACCCTTACCGCAACCCGCGCGGATCGGAGGTGGTCATCGCACTGAACCTGAGTGACCCACTAGACGTGTTCAAGGCCAGTAAGCTGACGGATACTCAAGTAAACGCGCTGCTTGCAGCCCCTGTCTATGAGGCGTTCGACGAGCTGGTGGTGCCTACGGATTTCGCGGTCACCACCGATGTCACTGTGCTGCGTGACGGCTGTATTGACTACCCCGGGACGCAGTGCCCGCCCCCGCCAGACCAGTGCGACGAGATCTACTCGCCTCATTTCCGGTACTGGGAGCCACTAACGCAGGAGGTGATGACTTTCGATTTCTCGTACCGCGAGGTGCCGGAGGGCGAGATCCTACCGGCTATCGACGCGGATGGCCCACTGCATGTGAGCTACGTCAACGGGCAGATCAACGTGCTGCACTTCTACGTCGACCTCGCCGCCGGCAACTTCACGAGCGTGTCGGAGAACACACGGCAGGAGTGCCAGTTCACCGGGGAGTGGCAGGAGAATACCTACTCCATTTCGGAGCGTGAGCGCGGGTTCTTCTACTGCGAGGCCTACGACTGGAGGATCAAGCAGGTTAGTGGGGCAGGCAGCCTGCGCACGATCACAGGGCATATCACCGGGACGGCTGACTACATCTCCAATTGCGGTGTATTCGGCAGGGGGCTGAATCAAGTGCGCAATGTGTTTGGGTATGAGTCGTTCACGTCCACTGGGTGGAGCAGCGCGGTCTACGGCACCGCCATCCAGTGTGCGAGCAACAGCCGCACCATGTTCTTCAGCTGCGAGGAGGAGTGGCGCTACGGCTATTCTGAGACGGAGGGGCAGAACAACGCAGAGGCCAAAGGGAACACCGGGCAGATAGTGTATGGATATGTAGCGGACTTCGTGTGGCACTGGAGCAGCTGCGAGCCGGGCATTGTGCAGTGCGGGAACCCACCGTTTTGTGAGTATCGTGAGTGCGGTGTGCATGTGAGCGAGAGTTGCTTTGACAGCTTAGGGCGCCCCGCTGGCGTGGTGTACCGTACATGCTTGGAGGACGAGGGCTACGACATCGTCAGCCCTACCGGGGCAGCTATCGTGATCGGAGGCGATTACTACACTGAGCTACCCCCAGTACCGCCTACCTACACCGACACGGTCAGATCAGGCACTGAGGTCAAATACGCGCTGAGGGTGTTCGGCCATCCGTTGGCGAACAACCTTATCATCCGTGAGGAGTCTGAGGTCATCCCGATCGGAGCGGAGCCTACGATCGACATACCCTCACGTGCGTGGTTCCAATGCGCACTACCACCCACCTGCTATGGCCTGCCGTGGCGCACACTGGAGAACTTCTACGGGCGGCAGTACATTGCGTTCAACGAGGAGTTCACCACTGGATGGCAGGAAAGAGGCAACACGCCACCGGTAACAGGTAGAATGTTCTTCGGAGGTGTCCCTGATGGCGACTGAAGTATTCCAGATCCGTAGCAGCACGTCGGTCACTGTGACGGCGACTGTGCGCGACACCGTGTCGATGACATCATCGGCCACGAGCGCGACTGTGTGGGTGGTCCGCGACCGTTTCGGGATCACTGAGAGCGTGTCAGCTACTTCGAGGACAGCACACCTCGTCCATGAGACGTTCCGCGTAAGCGGCCGGGCCGCAGGCACTGCGGTCTATCGTCATGATGTGATCGACACGTTCACCGTGACCACAGCCACTTCGGTAGCTGTGCGTGCGAGGGTCCGAGACACATTCGGCGTGACCGCCACCCCGTCGTCGTCAGCCAATCTACAGGCCAGCGTAACCGATCGGTTCGAGGCTCGGTCACGCGCGGTACCTGTGTTCCGTTTGACGGTGCGAGATAGCTTCGGGGCGACAGCTGCGACCACGACCGTCAGGGTCCGAGCGCAGCTGTCGGATTCGTTCGCAGCTGCGGAGCAAGTCACCGTGCAGGTCACTCAGCGGGCCTACGTCGTGGACCAGTTCACGGTGCGTTCTACGGTGCAGGCGCAGGTGGCCGAGCGCGCCATGGTGCGCGACCAGATGCAAATATCCTCGTACGCGGAGGGGCACGTCGAAGGGGAAACACGGGTCTGGACGGCCGACACGAGTGGGTGGGCGATGACACGCTATACATCGTGGCCTGTCCACGAAATGGCCAACGGACAGTTTGGGGTGTCCCCGGCCGGTGTGTTCAGCCCCGGGGCGTTCACTGGTGAGTGGGTGGTGGACTTCGGTAAGACGGCGCTGGTCGACGAAGGGGCGCACGCCCGCCAGCGGTACATGAATCAGAAACGGCTGCAGTATGTCTACCTACACATGACGTGCGCCGCGCCGAGTACGCTCGAGGTGACGGCTGATTTCCAAGGACAGCCACTCACGTCGCAGTACAACGTGGCGTCCAGTGCGGCACTCAGGGCGGTGCGCACCCCTGTAGGTAAGGGGTACGCGTCAACCTACATGGACTATAACGTGAGCGGGACTGCAGCGATGGAGATTGTGATGGGCGAGCTCCAGTACGTCAGCATCGGGAGGCGCATATGAGCGCAGTGTTTTGCTCGCGCACACCGAACATCACCGTCCCCGGTACGAAGGACAACACCTTCGCGGTCAAGGCGGCATCTGACGCGCGCGGCGCGTCGATCCAGTCGCATGTCGAGTCGATGCGGGAGCAGGCGATAGCGCTAAAGGCTGTCGCGGATGAGCTGCTCCAGATCGCAGCTGAGGGGTTTGAGACGCCGCACCTCAACGAGATCCAGTACCGCCCCCGGGTGGTCGGGGTCCAGCGGGTTACCCCGACGGTCCCGTCTGCACCCGACGTGTTTGACCGTGAGCCGGTGGACGTGGCGGTGCCGGCGTTCGCGCAGCAGCTGACGTTTGAGGATTTCAACGAGTCGGACTTCGACGCCCCGTCGCTGAGCAACATCTCTGCGGTGCTGCCGAACACAGCTTTCGTGAGTATAGGCACCCCGCGCGAGGTGGACGTCATCGCACCGGAGGTCCCCGCGGCCCCCGCGCTCTGGGACTATACCCCGGGGGCGCAGACGGTCATCGACGAGGTGGATGCGCGGTTTGCTGGGCTGAGCCTGCAACTGCCTACGCTACCTACTGTGCCGGACGTGGAGTTCGCAGACCCTCAGATCATTGTCCCGCCCGCGGTAACAAACCTTAAGGATTACGTATCTCGGCTACAGGCTGCGATCGACAACACGTTTACCCCGGCCCCCTACACCTACCGCATGCGCGCGGGGGTGCTTGAGGCACTGGGGGCGTTCCTCGCAGGGGGGATTATCGTGGACCCCGGCGACTTCGAGACCCGGTATCGTCGAGGCAGCCAAGCAGGGGTGGATGCGGCAGGCGCGCGGATGCGTCGGATGTGGGTAGGCCGCGGGGACCCGCCCGAGCACCGAGACCAAGCGCTGTCTGAGACCATGCAGCGCTACACTGCCCGTACGGCGGCTGATGATGCTCAGTCTTTCGCAGCCCAGACGACCCGGTGGGTGATGCAGGGCTACGCGCTGGTCACAGGTGCCGCCGCGCAGGCACACGCTTTTTTCGTCCAGCTGGAGAACACGCTCGACGAGCTGGACTTCGCACAAGCCGCGGCGGAGTACACCGCGCAGGCGTCGCTGTTTCAGGTGCTCACTGCCCAGATCCGGGTGGCGCAGCTACAGAACGAGCTGGCGGTGGCGGGCTACCGTGCACGTGTTGCGAGGGTGACTCAGCGTGTCCGCCGGCTGCGAGCCCAGCTGGCGCTGGTGCGCGCTCGGGAGCAGTATGCGGATGCGCAGGTGACCCTGTATCAAGCACAGAACGACCAGAAAGCGTTGGCGGAGCCGATACTGGCCGCGCAGCTGGCGGTGCAGGAGGCGTTGTTGGATGGCTACGCTGCCCGGGTCGACGCGATCGACGGTCAACGGCTGAGGTCAGACGCGCTGCTGGCCAAGTACCAGTCAGGGCTCGCAGAGTGGCGCGGGCGGCTGGCGGCGGCGCAACAGCCGGCGGTACTCAACCGCGCACAGAACCGAGTGGTGCAGGCCCACAACCAAGCAGGGGCTGCACAGGCGTCAGCGTCAGCGGTAGAGCAGGATGCTGTGGCGTTCGAGGCGACTCGGTCTGCGTTCGAGGCGATGGCGGACGCTGCCCGCCTCAGAGCAGAGGTGCAGCGCCGGGCGGTAGGTTTCTCAGTGCAGGACGCAGCGCAGAGCGCGTCAGTGGCCCGGTACGACATTGACCTGCAGCGCTACCAGCTCGAAGCCATCCCTTACTCCACGAAGGTGGGCGTAGACGTTGCCCGGTTCCAAGGGGACGCAGGGGTGAACTCCGTCGTCTCAGACAGCGCGTCACGGGTCGCCGCAGGCGCACAGCAAGCCGCGCGCCTCACGCAGCAGTACCGGTCACAGCTCGCGGACGCCTACCTACGGTTGTCTGACGTGGTGGGGGGCGCAGAGGCCGCGCGCGTCTCAGGCGAGCTGTCGGGGTATCGGGCGTCAGTCGGGCTCAGTGCGGGGGGGTCGTATGACACCAGCAGTAGCTTTTCGGCTAGTATGTCCGAACGAGACGAGCTGTCTATCTCCAAGAGCGTGAGGTGCGACACGATCGTAGAGCCGGCGGTGACTGATGAGTAATGTGCGCGACCTGATTGTCGATGACTGCTTCACCGCCCCACCGGACGTGGCGTATGGCCCGTTGCATGGGATCACGCGCACCAACACGATCTACGAGCGCGCGGAGCAGCTCACGAATCTGGCGATCAACCTAGCGCCTGTAAGGATGGTGGACCCGACGATCGCGCCGACGGTTGTGCGCAACACGGTCACGCAGGACCTGCCCGGGCAGGTGGAGCAGTCGGTCTCTGATCTAGGGGCTGCCCCGGGCAACCCTGAGCTGCGGCACCCTGAGCTGCTCGACGCCGCGGCGTATCAGGCGGTCAGGAACTTCGCGGATCTGGGCCACTACTCTCCTGTGTTGCAGGGCGCCGACTACTTCAAGAGTCTGGCGCCGATCCCGGTGCCCGGAGGGTCCCTCCCCGCACCGGGGCTGAACTACCCCGCAGAGGCGCCCCCGGATATGCCGGAGGGCGCGGGTATCTCGCAGGTCGCTGTCCCGGGCATAGACTTAGGCGCGCAGCCTGAGCTGCCTGCGCCTGTTCCGATTGTGTTCGAACCTGAAGCGCTGACACCTCTCGTACTGCAGCCCGTACCCGCCTACACCCCTCCTGATGTGGAGGAGATGGCGTACCGCCCGCTGCGTGAGTACACCGACGACCTGAGCTTCCGAGACATGCTCCAAGGAGTCATGCGGCGGGAGGGTGTGCTGCGTGACTGGGTGAGCGAGACCACGTATAACCTGCTGCTGGCTGCGCGGTTGAGACGCCAGCGCCAGCAGCTGAAGGACTCCACGGACGACCTGCTGGATCAGGCAGCGGCGCGGAACACCGCGGACGCTGCCGGGTCAGTGGATGAGGCGATGATGCGTCACCTGCGCCGGCAGGTGGACGAGCGGATCGAGCAGAACGATGCGACACGTGACGAGGTCTACGCGCAGGCGCTGGATCTCGTAGGGCGCGCGATTGGTGCGGCGGTCAATGTCGAGCAGTACCACAGCAGTGTCTACGTGCAGTACGTCAGACAGAACATCGAGGTCTACCGGCTCAACCTGCAGGTGGCCCAGCAGATTTTCGACCAAATCGTTGAGATGGTCGGGTCCATTGTGCGCGACGTCCAACTGCAGGTGGAGGCATACAACCTGTATCTGGACGCACAAACTGCACAGGCTGAGGGCGCCGCGCAGGTGGTCGAGGCGACTGCCGCTGACGTGCGTAACTTCGTCCGCAAGGTTCAGATGACGCGGTCAGACGCGCAGCTCGCCCGAGTCGCAGCTCGGATGGACGAGCTCGGGGTGCGCCAAACCACACTACCCCTACGCGAGTACGGTACGTATCTGCAGGGCGCGGCCCGTCAGCTGCAGGTTGTCCGTCTCGGGCTCGAGGGCTGGCGCGAGGCGATCGGTGCCTACTCCGAATATACCGAGGCGCAGGTGGCCCGACTGGACGGCGCAGGCACCTACGCCAGCGCGATCGGGTCGCAGGCGAATGTGGATCAAGCGAACTTTTCAGCGTATCGTCAACTGTTTGGCGCCGAGGAGCGTCGGATGCAGGCGTTCCGCGAGTACCTGTCGGCCAACACTGAGACGTTTGACTCAGAGCTCGGGCTGTACCGGCAGGCTGTGCAGGGCCAGCTGAACTACCTGCAGGCTCTGCGGGCGGGACTGGGCACGTCACAGCAGGTGCTCACCACATACGACGGCATCGCCCGAGGCAGCTCGCAGCACGCAGCAGCTCTGACCGGGTCGAACATAGCGCTCAAGGGCGCGCGGGATTCGATCAGCGCGACCGAATGGAGCCTGAGCGTTGCGCAGGGCACTATCGACGCTGAGCAGATGGCGCAGTACGCTCGTCTGGATGCAGGGCGTCGCACGGTGGATATCCGTACTGCCGGAGCGCTGGCGCAGGCCGCGTCGTCCATATTCCAAGTGGGCGTCAGCATGTCAGGTGACACCCGCGAACGCATCAGCTCGCAGCTCGCGTCGTCCGCCCAGATAGGGGTGGGTCGAAGCGTCCAATGGGCGAAGTCGTGCTCAAACATCATACGCACAGCTACTGAGGGCGGTTAAATGAGTGGTCTAGTCAAAGTAGCGTCGGTGTCTCAGGTACTTGCCGAGCAAGAGGCAGAGAACGACACTCTCAATGTCACGGAGCTGAAACCCCGACCGCAGCAGCTGGACGGCTTGACCCGTTACCTGATCGACGCGTTCGACGAGGCGTACAGGCACAAAAAGCTGGACGACCTACGTTTCCGCGAGGCCATCTACGCACGTGAGGGTGTCTACAGCCCTGAGAAACTGCGCAAGATTCAGGAGACTGGCGGCTCCGAGGAGTACGCGCGGATCATCGCCAACAAGTCTCGCGTGCTTGAGGCTTGGCTGGTCGACGTGTTCCTTGGGCAGATGGAGCCGCCGTGGGCGATCGAGCCCACCCCTCGCCCCGAGCTGCCGGCGGAGGTGGTTGAGCGGTCCAAGGAGCGCGTCGCGTCCCTGCTTGCGGACGCTGAGGCACAGGGTGTCGAGGTCGACCCGCTGGCCAGGATGCTGCTTGAGGCCAACGAGCTGGAGCATGAGTCCACCCGCATCCGCGAGCTCGCAGAGAAGCGAGCCAAGCGCATGCAGCACAAGATCGGTGATCAGTTCTCCGAGGGCGGGTTTGTGGAGGCGCTAGCCGATTTCCTTGGTTACCTGTGCACGTACCCGTCCGCGATCCTCAAAGGCCCTGTGTTCAGGGTCAAGGAAGTGATCGAGTGGGACGGCACCGAGCAGGCCTACATCCCTATCCTCAAGGAAGTGCCTGTGATGGGGTTCGAGGCACCGAACCCGATGAACATTTACCCGGCCCCGGGCGCGATCACCCCGCAGGACGGCTACATATTCGAGCACATGACCGTCACACCCAACTCGATCTACGAGATGATCGGCGTCGAGGGCTACGACGAGGCCAACATCCGCAAGACGCTGGCCAAGTACCCCAACGGTCTGCGGTGGATGGACCCCGCGACAGGTGACGGCGGTACAGAGCGTAACTCGTCTGACGCCCGCCACCGGGCTGAGCATGTCGGGTACTTCGACGTGCTGGAGTACAGCGGCCGGGTTCAGGGTGCGCTGCTGAAGTCGTGGGGTGTGAAGAACATCTCTGACGAGATGCGCTACTACCCCGTCACAGCCATGGTGATCGACGACGTGACCATCAAGGCAGTGGTCAACGGCGACCCGCTTGGGCGGCGCCCGTACTTCAAGGCCAGCTACGAAAACGTGCCCGGGAAGTTCTGGGGCCGCAGCCCGTGGGACGTGCTGAAGGACGTACAGGGCGTGAGCAACGCGGCTGTCCGCAGCCTGTGCAACAACATGGCGTTCAGCTCTGGCCCTCAGACGGTTGTCGACATCGACCGGCTGCCGGCCGGCGAGGACATCACCAACGCTCGGCCGCTGCGTGTGTGGCAGACCAATACAGGGCGCCATAACACCAGCATCAAGGCGGTGGATTTCTTCATGCCTGAGTCGAGGGCGAACGAACTGATCGGTGTGCTGGAGACCTTCTACAAGCTAGCTGACGATTTCTCCCTGATCCCGCGATACATGAGCGGTGACGAGAAAATGTCAGGCCCCGGCCGCACGGCGTCGGGGCTTTCGATGCTACTGGACGCGGCGAACAAAGGCCTCAAGGGCATCGTGCACGACATCGACCAGAACGTGATCACGAAAGTGGTTCAACTGATCTATGACCACAACATGCTCAACGACTCCGACCAGAGCATCAAGGGTGACGCGAAGATTGTCGCCAAGGGCGTACTCAGCATGCTCCAGCTGGAGACGTTGCGGATGCGTCGGAACGAGTTTCTGGCTCAGACCAACAACCCGACCGACTTGGAGATCACTCAGAAGAAAGGGCGTGCGGAGGTGCTTCGTGAGGTATCTGGATCGTTGGGGTTGGATGTCAACAAGGTCATTCCTCCCGAGGGAGATGAGCCACCGCCGGGTCAAGCGATGGGCGGCCCGGAGCAGCAGGGTCAAGAGCAACCAGACCCGTCACAGGAGACGCTGGGTGACGGGTCCCCGACGACGGACTTCATGAGCCCGCCAAGGCAGTAACTACACCGGAGAACGTGATGGATAACCAGCATAGACAGATCAAAGGCTACCGCGACTTGACGCAGGCCGAGATTGACCAGATGAACGACATCAAGTTACACGGCGTGAAGCTGCAGGCGCTGATTGAGCGGCTTGAGCAAGTCCCGGGGATCGACAGCCGGTGGGTCGCGATCGGCAAGACTGACCTGCAGACTGGCTTGATGGCGCTGACGCGAGCTGTCGCTCGACCGACGTTCTTCTGATGCTCGCCGACCAAGCCACAGTCACCCACCGATGGGCTGTATGTGCAAAGTGCCCTCATCTGGTGGAGCCCGAATCCGCGTGGGCTCAGTGCGACCAGTGCGGCTGTTACATGCGCGGCAAGACGAGGCTGGCGCGCTCCAAGTGCCCGCTAGGTAAATGGGATAACAACGATGAAGCTGCGACCCAACGAATCGGAGCTCAGATCGCTCCAGCAGATAACCCGGTTACCGGGGGCGATGGCGTATCTCAGGCGCCTGCGAGACCAAGCGACCGGTGAATGTGTGGACCAGACCGAACCCGTGCTGATCCACCGCGCGCAAGGTTCTGCAGGCACAATAACCGAACTACTTACACTGATCGGAGAATGACATGGCAACCCCCAAGCAGATTCAGACGCAGTACGAGGAAGCAGAGCGCAGGATGAAGGGCGAGGACCAGCAGCCCCCCGCAGACGAGCCGCCGGCCGATGAGGCCCCCACGGAGGAGGCCCCTGCAGACGAGCCGCCGGCCCCTGCACCCGCACCCGCGCCGGTTGAGGCGGAGATCGCAGAGCTGCGCAAGCAGATCGAGAAATCGGATCAGCGCTACCGCACACTGCAAGGCATGTTCGAGTCGCAGCAGAGCCAGTTGGCTGCCGCCCAGCAGCAGGCTGTCGAGCCGGAGCGCACTGTAGCCGTGAGTGTGAGTGAGGAGGAGCGCAAGGACCGGGCCGAGTTCGGTGACGACTACTACGACTTCGTCATGCGCACCGTCGACCGCAGGGTCGGGGATCTGCGCGGGCGGCTGAGTCGAGTCGAGACCACCTCGCAGGAAACTGCGAAGGAAAAGTTCGCTCGCGAGCTGGCGGCGGCGGTGCCGGATTACGCTGAACTGGAGGACAACCCTCAGTGGGGTGTCTTTCTCTCGAAGGGGCAGAGACTTGCAACCTTCAAGCAAGGACTGGCATCATACAGCCACGTGGATGTGGGAGATCTATTCGAAGCGTTCCGGCGCACATTGCCGAGTCCGCCTCCAGAACCCGCAACCACAACCCCGCGACCGAAACCCACGGTCACGCCACGCAGCGGGGGTGGTAACCAGCGACCAGCTTCCCAGACCCCGGACGAACGGGTATGGCGCAAGTCGGAAATCGCAGAGGTGTACGCCAAGAGTGAGCATATGTCTGCCGCGGACTTCGATGAGATCCAGAAGCAGATTTTCGAGGCGCAGCGTGATGGCCGCGTCGATTTCAACTCATGAGGTGACCTATGCCAGCCGTATTTCCGATTGCAGCCGCTAACCCCAACGTCGCATACCCCGGCGCTGTCGCGGCGTACCCCACGTACTCGGGCGCGTTTATCCCCGAGATCTGGTCCACGAACCTCGTCAAAAAGTATTACGACGGGACCGTCCTGACCAGCATCACCAACACCGACTACGAGGGCGATATCAGGGCCCACGGTGACACGGTGATCATCCGCACCCAGCCGACGATTGCGATCCGCAGTTACCAGATGGGTCAGCCGCTGCAGACCGACTTCCCCGCCGGGAGCCGCATGGAGCTGCACATCGACAAGGGTCTGTACTGGTCCACCGGTATCGACGACGTTGCGAACAAGCAGCGTGACATCGTAGCGATGTCCATGTGGGCCACTGACGCGTCTGAGCAGCTGAAGCTGGCTCTGGACACCGAAGTGCTCGCGTATCTGCCGGCCAACGTCCACGCCGACAACACTGGTATTGCTGCTGGCCGCATCAGTGGCAACATCAATCTGGGCTCGCAGGCTGTGGCGATTCAGGCCACGATCGCAAACATGCTCACCACCATCCTTGGTCTCGGCCAAGCGCTGGATGAGCAGAATGTTCCTGAGACCGGCCGTTTCCTCGTGATGCCTTTCTGGGCTACCACGTTGTTGAAGCTGTCTGATCTGAAGGACGCGAGCCTGACCGGTGACTCGGGCAGCCCGCTGCGTAACGGCATGGTCGGTCGGATCGACCGTTTCACCATCTACAACAGCAACCTGCTCCCGGTGGGCGCCGGTGGCGGTACCGTCTGGACCGGCGCGATCTTGGCCGGACACCGTGACGCCGCGACCTTCGCGACTCAGTTGACCAAGACTGAGACCCTGCGAAGCGAGCAGACCTTCGGTGACATCATGCGTGGCCTGATCGTCTACGGCTACGAAATGATTAAGCCGGAAGCGATGGCTGTCGCCTACATCCGCTGATACCCGGCGGTGGTTGTGGCGTAAACTCAAGGGAGGGCATGGTGCCCTCCCTTTTTATTGGAGTAGTATCATGGCAAAAGCAAAGCCGAAAGGCGAAATGGTGTTGGTGAGCAACTCCGGTGGTGTCCTCCTGTACTCACGTGCGCTGGAGGCCCGTGGCGGGTTCCGCATCGGCTACCGTGACACCAAGGGACGCGTCGCGTACGAGGGCGGGTCTGACGACGATGAGTCGGACGACACCGACGAGCCCGTTGCCGCGTCTGGTGCCCCGCCCCGCCGCAAAGCACCCGCGGTGGGCGACTCGAACATCGAGTGAGGTGATCTGTGGCCGTGACGATTCAGGAGGTGATGCAGATGCTCAAGGAGGACGTGCTGAGAGACTTCAGCACTCCGGGCCTTTTCAGCGATCGCGCGTGTGTGAACGCGATCAACCAAGCGCACAACCTGTTCGCACGCCGCACGCACTGCTACATCGAGACAAACCTTGAGATAGCCCTCGCGGTAGGGGCTAGCGATTACGTGCTGGCCCCTCGTGTGATCCACGTCTACAACGTCTACGACTCAGCGGGGGCCAAGATCCCGCCGTATATGCGCCGGCAGCAGCCGCGCAGTCGACCCGGAGCGCGGCCACAAGGCTACTCCACAGACACAACGTCGAGGACCATCCGTGTCTGGCCGGTCCCGTCAGGCATCAGCACCATCACGCTTGACGTGGCGGTGCTGCCAGAGCGCGCGGTGCTTGACCCTGTCGGGCACGAGCTGGAGCTGGATGAGCAGTACGTAGACCTGCTACTCGAGTGGGCAGCGTACAAGCTGCTGCGGAACAACGACGCCGACGCGTCCCAGACAATCAGTGCCGAGAGTTTCAAGGCGGCTTGGGAGGAGGGGCTCACCGAAGCCAAGCGCGACTTTTTCCGTGAGCGTCACGGCGAATCAATCCAACTGCTACCTGCGAAGTGGGTGATATGAGCATACTCAATTCTGACGACTATCTCTCGCCTGAGCGTGTTGGTCGACCGCCCAACATCAACCCGCCTCGTGTGGGGCCGACGGTCCCCCGAGCCCCCGCCGCGCCTCGCGGGGGAGGAGCCTCGGCCAAGGGTGTGTCAAACACCCCTACGTATCAAACGGGTGCGGGAGGTGTAGATGCCCGTGCACAGCCTCCACGCCCACCTATCGGGGCGGACTCGTTCGGTGGGGAGGCGCGGCGGTTCGCAGAGTCTCCGACGCAATACGTGCGTGACGCCGTGAACTCGCAGTGGGAGTACCTTGAGCGAGAGGGCACAGGGGCGACTTGGGGAGGGGTGCTCAACAGGGCAGCGAAGTTCGTCGGCGATGGTCGGAGCGACGTCGCAGGGAGTCTGGGCCTACGTAGGCCCTCACTCATGCCGGGAGGAGGCGATGGTCGGGAGCCGCAGCCGGGTGCTCAAGTCACACCACCTCCTGTCATCCAGCCGATGCAGCCGGTACCGGCTGCTGCGCCTCGCACGTTCCCG